ATTACTTTAGTGAGAGTGATCTAATAGGTTTAGAATGTTGTGAAATAGGAAAGACATAGTAAACGGCCAGCTGGCGCTGGCCTTCGTTAATAACCGGGAGGGAATATGGATGTTTGGACATTAGGAGAGAAGCTTAAGTTAGCTAGCGAAGGATTAAGTTCCTTGGAAAAAAGGATTGAGCATATTGAGGGATACCTCAAAGGGTTAAATTCTAAGTTGGAATCAATAAATAAGGTTGCAAATGAGGAAGTACAAGATAAGAAGCCAAAATCATCTAGTGTACGAAAGAAGCGATCAGTTTCCAATAAATCTTAGAGTTTTAGAAGACTGGAAAAAAGGTCATGTAGGTGACTGGGTGAAAGCAGATGACGAGTGTATAATTCAGGTATTAAGACGAGGGCAAATGCTACGTGCTAAGGGTAAAGACAAGGTCAGAGAATACATAGGTACATGTACTGGCACATTTCCTATAGGACCCCGAGTTAAGATGGACACATCAAAGAGGCCTAATATATACTCATTCGGGGGGAGTAAGAGCCCTGATAATATTCTGATAGACCGCAAACATCTGACCAGGGCTGAGCATGTCTTCGTCTTATATTTATCACAAGGATTAAAGCCTGTGGAAGCATATATGAAGGCTTTTCCTACAAATAATGCAAGATATGCTACGGAGAAATCTACTGATCTTGTGAAAACAGAGAGGATATTGACAGCTATGAGAGAAGAATTAAAACCAGTATTGAAGGATTTAGGTGTAGATGAGACCTATGTACTTAAAGGTATCAAATCTGAAGCTGATACTGCTGAAAAATCAGATACAAGATTAAAAGCTTTATTTAAATTATCTGATATAATGGATTTAGAAGATAAAAACCAAACTCGTATTACTCAAATATCAGGAGCAGTATTTAAAGGGTTTGGTAGCAATGAACTAGAAGAAGTACAAAGACCAAAGGAGATAGAAAATGGCAAAAAATGATGATGTATTTAATGCAATGGCAAATGTTTCTAATAGAAATAATATACCTATGCAAAAACAGGCTCAAAAACCTATGAGTCAACCCATACAGCAAAATCAAACAAATTATCCTCAAACTCAACAAGCTTCATCTTATGGTGAAATAAATACAACGGGTACAACTCAAGGAGGATGGTCTCAAGGACCAACATATGATGAATGGTATGCTGATAATTATAATGCTGATTTAACAATGTGGGATGTAGGTGGTCCTATAGATGATTATTGGCAAGAGTCGTATGTAGATTATATGTATGAGAATTTTGGAAATCCTGATGGAACTCTAATAGGAGGATATTAAAACTAAAGGGGAAGTATGAGTTTTTTAAAAGAATTTAAAAACTATTTTAAAGCTGATGAAGATATTATTATAAGTAGAATTAAGGAGTGCAGTAATTGTGATTTTATAACTCCTAAATTTAGATGTACTCAATGTGGTTGTTTTATGAAAATAAAAACATTGTTAGCTAATTCAAAATGTCCAATAGGAAAATGGTAAATGGTAGAACCTAAATTATATGGAAAGAAAAGTCGTGAGTATAAAACTCAAGCAGGAACTTATTTTTTAGATCCTATAGGTAGTCATCCAGAATTGGGTGATATGATGCATATGATTTTTAGTAAATATCCTGAAATAAAAGAGGAAATGATAAATTTACTAAAGAATGAGGGACCTCAAGCTGTAGGAGAAGAAGCTAATAAAGGGGTAGGTCTTATATCTACATTAATTGGAAAATATTTATTTGATGATCCAAGAACTGATAAAGAATTTAATGAATTAGCAAATGCCTCTATAGAGGGTCTAAAGCATTTAGAATATGTTACTGGGATTCCCACACTAAGCTCTAAAGGACTTATAGCTGGAGAACATTTATTTGCACAGACTCCAAATACAGATGATGAAAGCTCTAATCCATTTACACCACCTTGGTCTAGAGGTGCTAATAAAAACTATAATATTAGAAATTTCGAAGATATACCTGATACAGTAATGTATGAAAGCCCTTCAATATTAGATTTTTCAAGATATAATCCTGATACTGATAAAAGAGAAAGAGAACAATTATCGGTAGATACAAATGAAAGTTTAAAAACTCTTATACATGAAAGTTTATTACATGGTATGGATACTTGGCATTCATCTAGTCCTATGCTTAGTTCGTCTTCTTCTAAAAATTATATTAATGCAACTGAAAAAATATTTGAATTATTATCAGATGAGCATAAAGAGTTATTAATTGATTTTATGTATCCTGATAATAGGAGAACACCACAAAGATATGTATATCCATAATGGCTAATATTAATAAACATAATGTATCAAAGGAAGAGGAAGCTTTAGAATTAGCTAAAAAAGATATGATAGCATTTGGTAAGTTATTTCTGCCAGATGACTTTATGAGATCAGAGACACCATTTTTTCATTATCAAGTTTCAGATTTAATATCAGATCTTGATAAAAAACAAACAGCAATTATTTTACCAAGAGGCCATGGAAAGACAGTACTTACAAAATGTAATATTATGCATGATTTTTGCTTTACACAAAGTCCATTATTTTATGGATGGGTGGCAGCCTCTTCTAAGATTTCAGTACCCAATCTCGATTACATTAAATATCATTTGGAATACAATGATAAAATATTGTATTATTTCGGTAGTTTAAAAGGTAGAAAATGGACTGAAGATGATATTGAGCTTAAAAATGGTTCTAAACTTATTAGTAAATCCAACTTATCAGGAATTCGAGGAGGTGCTAAGTTACATAAAAGATATGATCTTATCGTGCTGGATGATTTTGAAGACGAGAATAATACCGTTACGCCTGAGTCTAGAGCTAAAATCAGTAACCTTGTTACAGCTGTTGTATTTCCTGCTCTTGAACCTGGTACTGGTAGGCTTAGGATCAATGGTACTCCTGTTCACTTCGATTCTTTCATACAAAACATACTTGTTGGGCATGAACAAGCTAAGAAAAAAGGTCAAAAGTTTAGTTGGGATGTAGTGACTTATAAGGCAATACAAGATGATGGTACTCCTTTATGGCCAAGTTGGTTTGGTAAAAAGGAAATGGAGAGGAAGAAAAAGTTTTATATGGATTCTGGACAACCACAAAAATTCTATCAAGAATATATGATGGAAGTTCAGTCTTTAGATGATTCTATATTTACTAGAAGTCATTTAAAATATTGGGATGGAGTGTTTCATTATGAAGAAGATGAAGAAATATCTTACATTATTACCAAAGATGGTGATCAATTGCCTGTTAATGTTTTTGCGGGGGTTGATCCAGCCACTGATAGTACTAGAAGAGATACTGATTTTAGTGTTATTATATTTGTTGCAGTTGATAGGAATAATAATGTATATATTCTTGATTATCTGCGCAAGCGTTCTATTCCTGTTTTGGGAATACCTGGCGAAAATAAAAAGGGGATTGTGGATTATATGTTTGATTATAATAAAATATATCATCCTTCCTTATACGTGGTTGAGGACACGACTATGTCCAAACCAGTTTTCCAATCATTGGTATCAGAAATGCGTAGACGAAACGACTTTGGAGTTAAATATTGTGCAGAGAAACCTGGTACAAGAATGTCGAAACGTGATAGAATTCAAGAAATTCTGGCACAAAGATTTGCAATAGGTAGTGTATTTATGAAAAAAGAGCATTATGAATTGCAACATGAAGTATTAACATTTGGTCCTAGAATGGGACACGATGATACAATCGATGCATTAGCATATGCATGTAAGTATGCTAATCCACCTAAATCTATGAAAAAGAATAAAAGTGGCGATTGGTATAAACATAAGCCCAGCTCAAAAAGCTGGATAATAGCATAGGAGGTTATTATGCCTAATTTTAAACCGTATCCTGGAGAACATCCAGTAACAGCAAGACGTAGAATAAATCAAAATAGATCAGAATCTAAATTTGGGTTACCTAGAAATCAAAGATCTTCCTTAAGACCTGGACCTGGACAAAAGCCTGGCTTTGGACCTAGACCTGGTATGCCACCTAGACCTAGACCTGGAATTGGTAATCAAGGAGTAATGGGAGGACCTAGACCTGGTGCAGGAATGAGAAATCGTCCTGGTGTAAGAAGACCTGGTTCTGGTGGATCAAGAAGAATGGGTACTCCATCAATAGGTAGAGTTTTAACTGGTAGAAATCGAAGAGGTTATTAGTGAAACGAATGCATATCTGACCATTTAAGGGTACACCTCATCCGGTGGGTGAGAAACATAAAAAAGCACCTAAAGGTTCTAAACATTGGAAAAAGAGTGAATTTATGGTAGCTAATAATAAATATAAAGAAGGATTATAAAATGGCTAAAAGAGTAGATAAAAATGCCCAAAGAATTAATGATATATTTCAAATAGCAAATAGTGAGCAAAGATCACAATGGGAATATATTAATCAAAAAGGTGTTGATTTTGCAAATGATAATCAATTAACGGATGAAGAGAGGATTGCGTTAGAAGAACAAGGAATGCCCACCTTCACAATCAACCGCATACTGCCTGTAGTAGAGATGTTAAATTTCTACGCCACAGCAAATAAACCTAGATGGCAAGCCGTTGGAGTTGATGGTAGTGATATTGATGTTGCTGCTGTTTTTTCTGATATGGCTGATTATATATGGGACCTTTCTGATGGGTCCTCTCTTTATGCAAATTGTATTAATGATTCTGTAACTAAAGGCATAGGATATATGCATGTTACTGTAGATACAGATGCTGATAATGGTATGGGAGATGTAGTTATAAAAAATCCAGAACCTTTTGATATATTTGTAGATCCTAAATCTAGAGATTTACTATTTAGAGATGCATCATTTATATTAATTAGAAAAATATTACCTAAAGAACATTTAATTAAAAAGTATCCAGAATATAAAACTAAGATAAAAGGAGCTGGATCTTTAACAGATCATGACTATAATTATACAGAAAAATCTGATGATAGTACATTAAAAGATTTCGGATATAAAGATATAGATACAACTGCAACAACTAAAGGTGAAAGAGATGAACCTGTAGAATATTATGAATTATATGAAAAAATAAAAGTTAAATATGCTAATGTATTTTATCAAAAACCTTTAACTAAACAAGTATTAAAACAAATACAACAACAAGTATCTGTTCAAATTCAAGAAATGAAAAAAGAATTAGAAGTAAAATTTCTTGAACAACAGCAACAAATGGAACAAGCTGTACAAGCTGGTAAGATGATTCCAGAACGATATGAATTAGAAATAGAAAAATTACAACAACAGATGCAACAACAAATACAACAATCTCAAGAACAAATGACTGCAGAGTTACAAAAACAAGCTAGTATAGTTGAAAATATAATTATTTCTGAAAAAGAGTTTAAGATAATAATGCAGGATAATAATTTTGCTAAAACAGTAGTTGATGTAGTAGAATTTTATGGAACTAGAATGCAACAATCATGTGTTGCTGGAGATAAAACATTATTCACAAAAATATTACCAGAAGGTATTACTGAATATCCCGTAGTTCCATTTCATTTTAAATGGACAGGTACTCCATTTCCAATAAGTGCAGTATCTCCTTTAATGGGTAAACAAAGAGAAATAAATAAATCTCATCAACTTTTAATTCATAATGCATCACTTGGTAGCTCATTAAGATGGATGCATGAAGAAGGATCTATTGATACTGATTATTGGGAAAAGTATGCTAGTTCTCCAGGTGCATTATTGCCAATAAGACCAGGAGCTGTCGCTCCAACAGCTATTCAACCAGCACCACTTAATAGTGCATTTTTTAATATAGTTCAAAATGCTAAAAGTGATATGGAATATTTAGCTGGTATATATTCTTCTATGATGGGCGATACTGGTTCTCAACATGAAACATATCGTGGTATGCTTGCTATGGATGAATATGGAACTAGAAGAATTAAACAATGGATGCAAAATGCATTAGAACCTGGATTAAAACAATTAGGTACTGTTGTTAAACAATTTACACAAACTGTATATACAGCACATAAAGTATTTAGAATTGTTCAACCAAGTGCATTACAAGAACAAAGAGAAGTTGAAATTAATGTGCCTATATATAATGATTTAGGTCAAGCAGTAGGGAAGTTAAAAGATTATGCTTCTGCTAAATTTGATATTAGAATTATAGCTGGTTCAACTATGCCTGTTAATAGATGGGCTTATTTAGCTGAACTTAAAGATATGATGCAAATGGGAATAGTAGACGATATAGCAGTATTAGCTGAAACAGATTTGAAAAATAAAGAACAGATAGCTAAAAGGAAAAGTTTATATTCACAATTACAAGGTCAAATTTCTGGCATGGAACAACAATTAAAGAAACATACTGGAACTATAGAAACATTAGAAAGACAATTAGTTCAATCAGGTATTAAATCTAAAGTAAATCAAGCTGAACTTGAAATAGCTAAACAGAAATCTGAGAGTAAATCAGATCTTAAAAAAGATTATCTTGAAACTGAAGCAAAACAGAAGTTTGCACAGAAGATTATCATAGATGAAGCTAATCAGCAAAAGGAAAGAATTAAGATGGAAGCAGATAATATAATAAAAAACTTGCAACCTAATGATAAAAAGGATTAGATTATCAACAAATTTCTTAATAAAAAGGAGAAATAATGACAGAAGAACAACAAGGTAACTCAGTACCTGCTAATGAACAACAAGCTCAAGAGCAAGTATTTGACTCCGATGATTTCTTCGGCAATCTAGAAAATTCCGTAAATGGAATGCAGACAGATGGGGAAGAACCGAAAACCACGCAGGTAACCCAAAATGATAGTGGCTCCGAACAGGTAACCCACAAAACATCACAAGGCTCCAAGACAGTGGACTGGGATAATGAGAACAACCCTTATAAAAAACGATATACGGATTCAAGTAGAGAGGCCGTCAAAATGAATGACGAACTTAAAGATTTGAAACCTTTCGTACCAGTTCTCGAAGCAATGAAAAGAGACAGTGGTCTTGTAGAACACGTACGTAGTTATTTGAAAAGTGGTGGTGCACCTAATCAAACTATACAGGAGAAATTAAAACTTCCTGAAGACTTTGAATATGATGCTAATGAAGCAGTAACTGATCCAGATTCTGCATCAGCGAAAGTTCAGCAAGCACATATTGATAGTATTGTTCAAGGAAGAGTTAATCAAGTTCTGGCTAGAGAGAAAAAGGCAGCAGGCCAAATGCAACAGAAATTTGTTATGAAAAAGCAAGA